TTTGGAGAGGCACAAGTATCATAATGATAAGTTCCAGAGAGAATATGAGAAATCCAATCCTTACGATAATGCTTACAATCCTTACAAAGAAGAATAGGTTCAGTCATTCATCTTCCTCATAAGGGAACATTTCATCATACTCTTCATCAGTCAGAGTAAGATACTGAACATTAGCGTTCTTGTGCTCTTCGGCATACATCAACTGATAGTGTGCGAAGTCAGAGAGACTTGTGCTCCCATATTCTACCACACCATCAACCAAACACAAGTAGTTCATAGCACCTCAGCAACAGTTTCAACATCCCATCCTGGTATAATACTATAAAACCATTCCATATGTTCATCATATTCAGAATCTTCCAGTTCAAGAACTCCATTAATTCGTTCACTTACTGCAAGTGCTTCCTCTTCTGTATCAAATGTCAAAAGACAAGTTTGTGTTTCTGTTACTAAAACTTCGTAAGTCATCGGATGTAAAGATGTTGTTTGTTTACAATCATATGATCCAGAACCTGTGCGAGTTTCTGTTCATATGTGGGATTATCATGCTTCATACACTCCACATAAGCATCATGCAGACGAGCATAAAGATCTTCCCAGTGTGTTTTGTCAATCGGTTTAATCATAATACCTCCCAATCACATTCCCAATGACAATCGTTGCTTACATTGACCCAGAAGAAGTATTTCTGGTTCTCTGATGCGAGAAACAGCATACCATCACCTTTATCTTGCTCTACAATACAGATGGGGTTGTTGCCCATAAGATTAGCAAGTCTGTTTTTGGATTTACTGCTCTTCGGTTTTACAGTCACTCTTCGCATTTGAGGGTTACCCGTGGTGGAATGTCCATAAGTTCATCATACAGCATCTGGGCGAACCCGTAATGGGGTCTTGTACCAGTTTCAATACTGGTTGAGGTCGCCACTGCCCACATAATATCAAGTTGTAGTTTATCAGGTAGTTTCTTCATCTTCCTCATCAGACAGGACAGTTCCCATAGGACCTTTTTTGATACGCTCCCACTCTTTTTCTGCTTCAAGCATATCATCAAACTTCTTCCTCAGGTCTTCACCCAAAGTCAGTTCAAACTCATCAGCAACCTTACGCATATCTTCTTCTCTTCGGTCTTCACTAAATGCAAGACCACAAGCACCTTTCATAATGTTGATGTCATTATGACCCATCGCACGGGCAACAGTTGCGAAGAAACGGAACAGTTGATGAACATTAAGGTCTTCAGCAGGAATCTGAAAAGTATAATGCTCTTCAGGAAGCACAGTATCATCAAAACCGCTGCTGTAACTGGTGGAAGTCCATTCAGTATCAAACTGAACCTTGAGAGATGCCTTATACATTTTGAGGAGGGGGGTGTTTGATTTATAAATGTATAATACCAAAAAGAGCACCTGAAATCAAGTGCCCTTGTGACGGTTCTTCAACTGTCCTTTTTTATTTTACGACCAGCAACCCACCCCTCACCAGGACACTCTATCATAAATTTACATTTTTTCCCATCACTCCACCACTTTTTACCTTTATTTTTTATTCCACATTTTATTTTAGTTTCTTCTGAATGTTTTTTCCCCAACTTTGAGTTACTTATTTTTCTTTTATGCTCTTCTGTTATTGGTTTACCTCTAAAAGCATCACCAACTTTTCTTTTATGTTCTTCTGAAAGTTGTTTTCCCTTTTTTGATTGACTAATTTTTCTTCTTACTTCTTCCGAATGTGTTTTTCCAGTAAAAGAACCAATAGTTATTATTCTTCCAGAAACACCATCACCACCATCAGTTTTATTATATAAAATACCTGTTCCTAAATCTTTTCTTCCAAAGACAGCAATCATATACTTTTCGTGCTTGAATGCTTCTTCTTCGGTTAAATTTTGTTTGAGAAATATTATTCTGGTCTCATCTTTTGGTTTATAACAAGGTCTTCCTCTTTTTTGATATATTCTATATCCAGTCCCTTTACCTATGTAATAAGGTGTTTTATCCTCACGCAAATATGCATAGGTATAAAATCTGTATGGATTTACCATAGTTCTACTCTTAAACTAACCGCATTAGTATTTATAATACAAAGGAGAGGATTTCTCCTCTCCAACCTTACGGATTGCGGTCAGTTAAGGCATTACTATTTAGTCCTCATCATCTTCGTCATCAAACAAATCTACATCAACACCATCAGTAAGTTGTTTCAATCTATCAAAGAAATCTTCATCAAGAGGATAAACTTTTTCTTCACCCCTATCAATTCTGTCACACATTTCCATCAGGTACTCAAGAAACTCTTTGGGATAAGTTTCATCCATATTGATACTACACCAAAACCACTGATAACACTCTTCATATGGGTCATCAGTTGGAAGTAGAGCATAGTCTTTATAGTTTCCACTAATGAGGTCTCTCCACATCTTAAAGTTATTCCACATCTCCCTCCAACCAGTTTGGAAGCAGTGACCGAAATAATACTCAACCCAGTTCAGTGTAGTCTTCTTGCTCATTGAGTTCCTCCCTATAATCCCATCTCCAAGTGCGTGAAAGAATATCTACATCCAGTCCAAACTTATATGCCCAGAACAGAATGGAGAACAAACCATTAGAACCAAATGTGACTTGTAGATAAGGCCAAGATGGATAATCATTCCAACTAACAGATAGTTGAAGCAGTGACCATTTCTTTAGATTTAAAACCTGAATATAAAAGTCATGCCCAAAGTCATAATGGTGCTTAAATTGAAATAGAGTCATCGTCCTGTTACATCCTCATAGTCTTGTAGTTTACCATGTTTGAAGTGAAGTTTCAACCTAGGCCAATCTTCCCATTTACCCTTCCATTGTTCTGGGTATATTTCAATGTATTTTGTAATAATGTGAACAGCAAACTTACCGTGCTTTCCTGTAGGTATCCACTCATAGTTTAAGAAAAGATGTTTATCATTATATCGTGGATCATCTTTTTCAATAACCTCAAATGTAGAAGTTCCTTTATAATCACCACACCACAAATAACCAGCAGGATCTATCCAGAAGTGAGTCATGGTTCCACTATAACCTTCCTCAATATCTTTGGTTTGGTTTATATCCATGAAAGGTTCTGGTAGGGGATAACTACTCTTCACCCAGTCAAACATTCCCATTAGATTTTCTCCAAATCACAGCAGGTTAGGGCATTTAGTAGCAACAACAGCAAGGGCAGTGACTTCAATCGCAGGAGATTTGTTAATAACTTTCCTCACATTATTCCCACCAAACTTATCATTTGCTTTGGAATAGGCAATAAGAACAGACTTAAGAGTATCCATACCCTGTGCTTTCGCAGCACAGAAGTCACCAGCAACAAAATTAAGTAATGTGAGTAGTGTGAGTTCGGTCATTGTCTTAGGTAGTTTGTTTTTTCTGTATCAAAATAAGTCCATTTTGCTATTTTAAGGCACATCCGAATTGTTTGATGTTCACGAGCATACAATTCCCAGTCACCTTTACACATAGCATTGTATCGCCTTTGATAGGCACATTGCCAAACATCACGAAAGATTTTATCTTTTTCAGTCAAAGACATATCTTTTCACCACAAATCCACTGCTTTCCATTACGATGGAGTTCATAATAACCAATCCAGTCACGCTTCACATAAAGATAATGTGTGCCGTCTTCTCTCTCACAAATAAAGTCACACTTGTGAGGAGAATAGAGACGAAGTTCAATTACCTTGTCGTTTTTGTTCAGCATATTCAATCACAATTTTCTTGTGCTCTTTATACTTATCAGTTACAAGAACGGTGTAAAGTTTTCCACCAAGTTCTTCTGCTACTGTTTCCAGCAGGGTTTGTTGTTCAGGAGTCATATTAAGAAATAGATTTTAAACCGTCAATAACTTCTTGAAACTTATCGGCACGGGTCTTATGCTCCGCAACATTTTGTCCAAGCACATCCACAATATCGTCCAGGATTACATCCACTGGAGCATCAGTATCAAAGTATTGTTGGATTGCTTCGGAAAGATATCTCCTCCGACTCCATTCCATACTGTAGGGTTTGTAGTCCATGACGATAGAGTATTTGCTAGGTATTATAGGGTCTTTAATCTTCATTGTCAAGCTCTCTCAAGTAATCAGTCCACCAATCAGGATCTTTCTGCATTTTCCAGTTAGGAACATCAAGACCACGCTCAAAATACCACTGCCAGATTGCCTGCTCAATTATTTCTTTTGTTTCAATAATCTTCGCCTTCCTCATCAGAGTCTCCATATGGGTCTTCCACATAAGGTCCGTGTGGTCGTTTGGCGTCATCTCTGACATACTTCTGCTCCATATTAACAGTAGCAATCCATACTGAGAGTTTCATCACTAACCATATCGTAAAAAGGGGTAAAAAACAGAGTGATAAAATTATAACATTTTTCATACAAATACATGCGATATTGCATTAAAACTAACAACTATTCGGTTATCCATACTATTATCAAAGGAACCATGTTTCAACCAACCAGGAAATAGTATTAGGTCACAATTCTTTGGTTGTATCCAAAAAGTTTCATAGTTGTACCAGTTTCTCTCCAAGTAGAACTGGTTTGAAATATATGGGTTTGGTGTTGAGAAGTTTAGTTTTCCCCCCTCTTCAGTTATATTTAAGTACAAAGCACCAGAAACTTCAGCATTTGGATGCGTATGATACTTCAATACACTATTAGAGTTCTGTATATTTGCCCAGGTATTAAAAATCTTAAGAGGTGGCAAACCAAATATCTTACCATACTCATTTACAGACTGCTCTAAACGGTTCAGTAACTGTTTACCTAAGTCCTTATTGATTTCTTTCTTGTAGTAGTGTGTAGAAGAAGCGTCACCAGACAGTGCTGAATGTTGATGATACTTTGCATTTTTTAGTTTGTCACACAATCTTACCCTTTCTTCATCATTGATGAAGTTTGAAATATGTGATACTGGAACAGGAAATGCTTCTATCAGTTTCTTGTCTTCGTCATTCATTCTTCAATCTCCCAGCATTTTTGGAACTTATCTCTCAACTCATTGATTTTAACATTATGTTGAAACTCCATAATGTGATCTTTTATTTCCTTCTCCTCATCAGTAAAGTCCATACGATATTTAAGTTTAGTATCAACAAGACGCACCATTTCCATATAGAACTCAGTGCCTTTGTGAATAAACTCTTCGTAGGTCATTCAAACAAACCGTTATCTTTCATATACTGAAGTGTTTCTTTCATACCACCAACATGCTTAAACCCAATATTAATTTGAGGGTATTCAGCATCAGAACCAAACTCTGCTTCAAATCCTCTTTGAGTGAAGTGTTGGTTCAACTTATATTCAAGAAACTCACCACCAAGTGCTCTTAAGAGCATACCAATACGCTCACACTCTTGACTTCCGTTAGAATAAATTACTGCTGTTTCAGTCACGCTGCCTCCAATCAGTTTCGTCATCGTCTCTCTTAAACCAGTCAAGAAGATCGTCTGGACTATCAAAACCACGACGACCAAATCGCTCATGTCCTAAACCACCAATATCAAGTTGGTTCATAAAGTCATCCATATCGTCCATATCAGGATTCTCTGCTCTTCTTCTTGCCTGACGAAGTATTGTTGCAGCAGAACGATTAGACTTAGCAAGTTTTTCTGCCCAAATCATATCTTCCAAACTCACTTCTTCGTGTAGAACAATCTTCTCACAAATTGCTTCAAGACGAAGACGATATTGCGTAGAGAGCATACTTTACTCCTGGTATGGTCTATTTATTTTCATCAAAGTATTTCTGTAACTCTTTAGCGAGTTTCATAGAACGACGCCACATTAGATATTTTACCACAGGATTACGGGGATTGTGCGTAATCCACCACCACTGACGCTGAATGTATGCTTTTGCTAACCTATACACATAATAAAAAGCAGCGGCAACGCTCTCATCAGTTACGATGAAATACGCAGCCACTGCGAAAACAAACAGTAGAAATAGTTGATAGTTCATGTACTAAACTCCTCACCTCTACGGGAGTTTAGATACTCAAGAACTTCTTGTCTCCATTCAAGTAACTCATTGTAACACTTTTGGTTGTGAGCACACTGTCTCAACTCATGGTCTGGTTTCAATACACTTTCAATAAACAATCCAAGAGCATCCTTGCGTTTTTGTTCTTTGTTCATGAGTTGCTTTCAGTTATAGTATTTAAACTACTTCTTCTTGGACTTTTTGATTTCCTTAAGAATGTAGCTCTTGGCGGCAGTATAGTTTCGTGCTTCATGAACAACAGAACCATTGTTAATGATAGCAAAACCTTTAGAACCAATGATGGGAACCGCTGCCCACATTCCATCATTGGTTACATAACCTTCAGGATCTCCTGTCTTTGGGTCAAGAATACCAGGACGATCGATGAAAGGTTTTTGAAATTTACCCATTAGAATACAGCGGTAACGCCAATAACTTTAGCATTAGGATTACGGGCAAGTGCTACCTTTCGTGCTTCTTGATAGTCACGACAGATTACTTCCTCATAGAAGACTTGACCAGCAACAAAGAGTTGAACTCGGCACTTCATGGTAGTTTCCTTTCGGTGTTGGTATTATAGCAGAAAAGTCAGCGACGCACAACAGATACAGCAGGCAAACCCTGTTGGAAAACGGTGTCTACGACCGCTTGGACGCTCTTGGCGGTGCTGATGCCCACCTTATCGTAGACAGGCACACAGACGAGTCCAAAGGTCTTCTGAGCGCCTCCAAGACGGATCACACGCCCGATAGACTGAGAGATTCCAATGTAGTCCATGTTACGCATAAACAGGACTGCCTCAAGTCCAGAGACATTGATACCTTCAGACAGAATAGAGTGGTGAAGAACCACAAACTTCTTGGAAGGATCTTTGCCCCAAGCATTCAGGGTATCAAAGAATACTTCACGGTTGACTTTCTGACCGTCAATAACACCACCAGTCTTAGCAGTGATATACATGCAGGAATAACCACGCTCAGTCAACTCCTTACGGAAGTCAGACTCACTCAGCAGTTTGATAATCTGTTTGGTAGAACGAGCACAGATCAGAATCTTACCCAGATCATTGTCGTCAATAGTATCCAGAAGATTCTGAGAGTCACGGTCAGCAATCATCTGTTTGTCCTGAACCATCTCAAGTTGCTTCACAACAACCTTAGGAGGAAGAATGTAACCTTCCTCAACCAACTTAGGAGCAGGAACATTACAGATGACTTTACCGTAGACTTCTACATCATTCATCCCAGGCTTGGAAACAGTAAGAGAATGCTTAGGAGTAGCAGTGAAGAAATAGCAGCGGTTAGCAGTAGAAGAGAAGTGCTCCGTAGCAGGGAAAAAGTTACGTTGGACGGAATTGTGCGCTTCATCAAAGTAAATGCAGTCAACGTTGATGTCCGCCTCTTGAAGACGGGGCAGAGAGTGATAGGTAGTGAAGATCAGTTGCTTGCGATATGCTTGCTTAGACCAGTTGTGAATAATAGCAGGGCGAGTGCTGCTGAAGTGATGAGTCTCACCACTATGAACGTGCATCACAGCAACATCAGTGTGAAATTCAAGAAACTCAGCAGAGAGTTGCTCGGCAAGCAGGATACGAGGAGCAACTACAACAATGACTCCAGCATCATAAGCATTCAGATAATCAAGAGAATCCTTGATCATGCACATAGTCTTACCACCGCCCGTAGGAACGATGATTTGACCCTTCTCAAACGCCAGCATAGCGTCAGTAGCATCCTGCTGGTGGGGACGGAGTTGCATCACTTCCTCATCGACGATAGACTTATTATAGCACGGAGGGGACTCTACCGATGAACCCTGTGCCAGTTTCATAACTGTCCCTTTAAGAGCTCATACTCTCATCTTCAACCGGGACAAAGGTAGTCTACAGGGTTTTTATGAGTTCGTCAAGTGTTTTCTTTCCAGTCACTAATATGACTCAACTCATGCTTAGTTTCCTCATCAAAACTATCAACAATAGTTTCATATTCATCCTCTGCCCATTTTCTATCTGATTCTTCCCATTTACCTAAGGGACAAGAAGCAGCAGAGAACTTTACTTTAGCAGCAAGAAAGCAACCACATTCTTTACATCTGTGTTGAATATCATCATAGGCAGGACAAGCCCTACAGGTGTTTATTCTTGCTCTCTGGATACCTTCAGACACGGCAACAGATGCTGTACCTTCAGCAAATGCTTTTCTTGCTATCTGTAGAGCAAAAGAAGCTAAGTTCTTACCTTGTTGTGATAAAGAAGGATACTCGTTTTCCATTACAAACCATCATCTAGTTTATGTATCTTACTTCAGACCAAGGTATGCAGAGTCAACTCCATTAGCAGTATCAATAGTATATCCAGAACCTGCTACTGCTCTACCTGCCGTTCCTCCTAATGTACCTGAAGCACCTGCCAATCCATTTGTGCGGTTTCCGTTAACACCAGTATTTCCAGTATCACCATTTTCACCATTTTGTCCCCAAGTTCCACCATCTCCACCATCTCCACCTTTTCCACCAGCTCCTGCATTAGTTCCACCAGCAGAACCACCTACACCAGTTCCACCAAATGTTCTGGACTGTAGGTAACCTTGACCCAATCCGCCATCTGCGCCATCACCGCCAGCACCACCGTCTGTATTAACAGTATAAGATACTGTTCTATCATAGAAACAGCAGAAACATTCTCCAGGGGTTCCTAATGCTCCACCACAGCAGTTATCTCCATTACCTTGTCTGCCGCTACAATACTGTCCACCGGGGCAACCACAATTACCAGGACCACCTCTACTATATCCAGTTCCTACTCGTTCTGTATAACTGACAGTATATTGACCTCCACCACCTGTTCCACCATCTCCACCACCTCCGCCGCCACCGCCGCCGCCGTAGACTTGTGCAGAGGCACCAGAAGTCCTTACAGTAACTGTTCCGGTACTATTTGTGTTGATATAGAGAGCATCACCACCATCTCCACCATTTATCGTTTCTGTTCCTGCAGATCCTCCATCACCAAGTATTACTCCAGTGATAAGAAGTAATACATTATAAACGGCAGTAGCATTTAGACTTGCTGCTGGTGTTGATGTAGTTGTTGACCCACTGGTTCCAGATAAATAAACTCTTTTTTCAATATTATATTGTAAGTTTGAATTCCAGAGTGAGGATGCTGCAATATTTAAGTTTAAATCTGTGTCAGATCCTTGTGTTAAATCATAATATTTTATAGAATTTCTAAACTGGGATAATTTTAAGTTACTTGATGTTGATATTCCACCACTCAAGGGTCCAGAAGTTCTATTTTCAGTACAATCTGGAACTATTGGTTCTGCTGTATTAACATTCGTATTTCTTCTAAGTTCAGATGCTTTTATGTTTCCTGATGATGTCCTCTTAAAGTTAGTTCTTAGGGAACTAAAAGATATAGATCCAGAAGCATAAAAAGGACCTGTTTCACTTGTTGTCGTTCTTGTTAAAGACATTAGAATAATCGAAGTGAAGTTGAACCAACACCTGGTACAGTAAATATAACTCTGCTTGGTGATGTTCCATAGGTTATCTGAACAAACTCAGTTCCAACACCACTACTAATAAATCCACTAGTAGAACGAACTGAGAATGATGTAACATATCCACTAGCAACGTTCATTCCATCCGTCAATGTTAATGTATTTGCACGAATACCATTATTTACAGTTAAACCAGTATCTTGGAATCCAGAGTCAGTTCCAACACCAACATTAGTTCCTAATCCAACAAAACTAGAACCATTAAAGTTTGCACTTCCAGTTACCTTCAGTGTACTGATAGTACTAACTCCAGAAGTGGTGTAGATGTTTGATGTTATAATAGGATCTAGATTTAAAGTTCCACTAATAGAACCAGCAACAGTTAAGTTACCACCAAACCAGGCATTGCCCGTAACTGTTGATGTACCAACAACATGTAACTTATGGGTTGGAATCGTCTGGTTAATACCAAGATTACCATCCCATGTTAGGGTCATTCTTTCGGAGTTAGTCTGACCATAAATCCACTTAAAGTTTCCAGTGCTACCAGCACCAGTACCATTGTGGAGTACAGTTCTAATATCTCCGGTATCATTGTTGATTAACTCTAGAGTCTTGCTTAAGTTACCAAATCTTAAAATAGCATTGCTGTTCCCAATACCTATAGACTGACCAATACTAATTCTAGATTGACTATCAGTAGAGATAACCTCAAGTAATGTAGCATTTGACTTTCTAATTTGGAAGTCTGATGTTGGTTCTGCTGTTCCTACTCCAATTCTTCCAGAGTCTAGTGCTGCAAAAGAAGTTCCACCAGTTCCAACGTGCAATAGTTTGGTAACAGTAGTGATACCAGATGGTGTTGCTGTAACTTCAATAGAATCTACTACAAGTTTAGATGCAGTTACTACTCCAACAGTAATATTTGGAGTTCCAATTAGTCCTCTTGCGGTTGTAGCAATACCAACGACATTTCCAGTTAAATCGCCAACAAATGTTGTTGCAGTAACGATACCACTATCAACAGTAACTGTACCTACTTTTAGTGATGTGAATGTTGAAACTCCAGTAGAATAAACATCACCAACTAAACCACCTCTGAAAGTCCCATAGAAGTCAGATGCTGTTATGATACCAGTTGCCTTAATACTTCCAGTTGAGTTAATACCAATACCATTTTGCGTATTTGGATTACCTCCAATTTGAAATACATATCTTGGATCTGTTGTTGCTACGCCAACATTTCCAGCAGCGTAAATGCTAGTAAATCCTAAACCAACATCAACATCAACCCACTGTGACGTTGGAAGGTTACTTAGAGTTGAACCATCACCATAAAATGAAACTACACCAGATACTGCCGTAACAATACCGCTAGAACTGATTGATAGGTTACCAATAGAAGCGGAGGTTAAAGTTGTAACACCACTTACATTTAATGTTTTACTATGAAGTTGGTCTGCTGTTGCTAGTCCAACAACTTTGGCAGTTCCTCTTACGTCCAAAACTTCAGTTGGAATCGTGGTGCCGATTCCAACCAAACCGTTTGAATTTACAACTAAGTTATCATAATCAACCTGGACGCCATTACGAAAATTAAACGACTTTCTATAATCTGCCATCTTAGACGGTTTTTAAGTTATTTATGATTCTGGTCGTCAACCTTTCTAGAAAGTTCTTTAATAGCCTCAACCAGTAGAGGAACAATCTTATGGTAGTCAACCGCAAGGTAACCATTATCTCTAGTTGTGACTGCCTCTGGTAGAATCTTCTCAATTTCTTGAGCGATAAGACCAACATCATGACCAGTCTTGTTGGACTTTTCATTCCAATCAAATGTGTTACCACTGATTGATAGAACCTTTTCTAGTGGATTATCAATTCTAGTGATGTTATCCTTCAATCTTTCGTCAGAAGACCAGAAAGCAGTAATATCATCAGTTACGCTCAAGATACCAGTGATTGTTGTATTAGTTTGGATTGCAACAAGAGTGCTTCCACCATTTGCATTGAGTTTTAGATTTCCAGACTGAGTATCAATAGTATTGTCATCAGTAACGGCAATTTTAATGTTACCAAAACTACCAGCGGAAGAAACTAGAGTAGATGAAGAATCAATAACTAGATTTCCACTTACGGTTAGGTTTCCAGTTACATTAGCATTTCCACCAACATTCAAGTTCTTCGCAATACCAACACCACCACTAACTGTGACTGCACCAGTACTGAAATCAGTTGACTGTGTAGTATCAGTTACTTTTAGTGGTGCAGAAATAGTAGTTGTATCATTAATTTTAACTTCTTTGTTGAACTTAACTGGACCATCAAACTGAGACAGAACAGTACCAGAGTTTCCACCTTCAACTAGAAGTCTTTGCTTAACAATAACTTCATCAAATACAACACTCAAACTAGAAGGATCTTCACCAGTTATTGTTGGTACTGGAATATCAAATACTTCTTCTTGACCAGTAGCAGAGTTAATCTTCTTATTACCAATGAAGAAGTCGCCAACGCTGTTCATACCAGTATAAACAACGATACCGCAGTTCTTCTCTTGTGCTTGTGCGAGGTAGTCTTCCTTATCACTCAGACTCTTGACCTGAACTTGTGGAAGTGCAGTTGAATAGTTACCTGGACCATAACCAAGATATTCAAATGTATGTCCAGAAGCACGTAAGTATGAAGGTCTACGGAACTCAATAGCCTTAGGTGTGATCTTCTTAATAAGAGCACCACCAGAATGGTTTTGCTTCAGAGTTCCTAAAGCACCACGAATAACACTGACTTCATTGTTACCAGAACCAGCAAGAGTGCTGGTTACAACTCTCATAATCTCATCATCAACTTGGATATATGAACCAAGTTCAAATCTATTGGTAGTTGAAATACCAGAGTTTGTAGTTTTAATATGAAGTGTAGTCTGATTGGAGATATTAGACTGAAGAATAGCAGTCTCGTTTCCGTAGAAGAAGAATCCTCTTGCTCCAAGATTCTCACCATCAACATCAGAGGTCTTATCATTGGAAGATAGACCATGCTTCAACAGATACTTAGGAGAAGTAAGTGATGCACTCGTCTTAGCACTAACTGTTGTGGTTGTGATACCAGTAACTAGATAGTCGCCTAAGTTTTGATCTGTAGAGTTCTTAACGGTGAGTCTATTACCAACCACAAAACCATGAGGTTCAGACATTGTAAAGGTGGTAATACCAGTTGCTGAAGTAAATGCTGAAGAAGAAACAGTTAGTTCAGGTGCAATGTTCAGTAGATATTGCCCTTGAACAATTCTTGGATCCTTATCAGTAATAGCAATAGCAACTTGATTTTTAGCAGGAACACCAGTAATACGATAGTATCCACCAGCAGTTGTTCCAATACCTGTGATTTGAACGGTATTACCAATAACTGTTGAAATACCAGCAGTTGTTACAGTTAAACCAGCGCCTACTCCACCACCAATTCTTCCAGTATCAAAGTCTAGTTCTTCGCCATTTGTATAACCAGAACCACCAACAGTAATATCTACAGAGGATACAGCATTACCAGCAACTGTTACAGTGGCGGTAGCGCCATCCCAAGTTGATGTTCCATTATTAAAGAGTTTTACATTATAGTAAGTTCCATTGGTATATCCACTACCACCAGTAAAGGAACTATAAGTTACAATTCCATTAAAACCATGCTCTCTAGCGAATGTTAAAGTTGCAACTCCAACAGTTGCACTTGGGAATGAAGTTGTAACTCCAGTGATAGGAAGACCAATACCAAGAGCTGGGAGTAAAATATCAACAGTTTCTCTTGTAAGACTCTTCTTAAGATCATCAGTTACAACATCGCCAATAGGAGATCTCTTAGCGTATGTTTTACTTGAGTTTGGATTATCACTGATATTATCTCTATCCAACTGTGGATATAGATCTTTAACATTTTGACTATAGGAATGTCCAGTGAATTCAGTTTCAACAGTATTACCAGCATTTAACACATACAAGTGATAAACACCATCTTGAACATCCTTAATATATGGAGAGATGACCTCGTTTCTATAAACATAGAAGTTCTCATTCCAATCATTTCTTTCTAATCTTGGAAGAGCAGTTGTTCTACTGCTTGTATCATTTGTAAATGAACCAGTAGAATGAGTTATACCATAAACATCTGCTGTTGAGTGAGTAAATGTCTTATCATCAACTACAGAAGCAACAGTAAATACTCCATTATATCCCTTATTAACAGTTCCAGCAGTGTTTCCAGTGCTGGTTACATTTCTGATGATAATCTTCTCACCAACTCTTACATTATGTGGTAGTTCTGTAATAACAGTAACTGTAGAAGAACTCGTTGAGCAGGTGCTGATGAATCTTGGGTTTCTGTTATAATCATAGTCAGATGTTGTAATTCCAGTAGCAGTAAAGTCAGCGTTAGATCTTGCTCCAGTAGTGCTGGACTCCTGAATAACAAATCCTTCTTCTGGATCCTTTGCATTATCAAACTCTTTTGGAACTACAACTCTAAACTTATAGAGTTTCTCATCAAGACTTCTTGGATCTTCTGTTCTATTAAAGAATGATGGATTTGATGCAGAACCAAGAGTTCCAGTTCCTAGAGTATTAAATGCTGTGTAGATAGCATTATTATGGGATGAATGAATAAACCAATTGTTATTTGCAGCATCAAACTGAATAGGTGAACCAATTTCACCAGCAGCCTTATCACTTACTCTACTAATAACTTTAATATTCGTTCCACCATATAGTGTAATGAATGCACTATTCTCAGCATTCGTTGCTGAAGATGCTATCTTAATTTGAGTTGAAGACTCTTTAATAACATAATAAATGGTGTGTGGATTAATATTCTCTGGTAGGTCTCCACTATCACTGATGAGTAGAATCTTTTCACCAGTTAGTAAGTTATGTGTTCCAATAGTCAGAACGCTAGATGAAACGCTACTTACAGAGTATTGTTTAAATGAACTAGATGTTCCTAGAGCAGAGGTAATACCAGATGTGCTAATGGCATTATCAACCATTAGGATATTTGCACTGTAGGTAGTTCCAGATCCAACGAACGATAGTTGATCGTTCAGTTTAGCACCAACTCTATAACCTTGAACAAGAACTGGTGGAGCAATGTTCTTATCATTGTAACCATAAAGATATAGATGGCTTGAAATACCAACAGAAGTTGTTAAACCAACATCTAGTTGTACCCAGTCAATACTCTCTTCTGTCGCTACAATTGCTTTTGGTGTAATAACAGAAGTAATAAATGCTTTATTGTCCTTCGCAAATGCTTCTGCCTTAAATCCTTCTGCGTTCAGTGAGAACTGACCAAAGTTTGAGTTAGAGTTTGTGATACTGAAGTCAGCACCAGTTCTACCATCAAAGTGATATGAAAAACCAATAGCAAATACAGAGACGACCTGAATAAAGGCATCGTTCGAACCTTTAATATGACTAGATTCCCATCCAGTTCTATAGAGAGCATCAGAGTCTAGGTGATAAACTTTATTAGAATCTGTAGATGAAGATTCACTTGAAAGTGATGCACCAGTTACTTTAGAAACCGTAATACCTTCATACGCTCTAGAAGACTCATTATACTTAACAAATGCTCTGTCGTCTTTCTGTAGAGAAACAGCAGTAAACTGAGCAACAACCATCGAACGGAAACCAGATGCCTTAGCACCATCGGCATGAAGACCGTTCATACCATAAACTGAACGCAAGGAACAGTTAAAGATATATGGAGAAGCACCACCAACAGTATCAGTCTCGATAGTAACTGTTGCTCCAGAAGCACTAGGAGAAGCAGGAAGATTGTTTCTTACAAATGGTAGTAGATAAGTAAACTGAGTTTCGCTGCTTACACTTTGAACTGTGGTTGATACATTATAGTCATCAACACTTACACCTTTAACTTTGATAGGTGTACCAGTTGTAAGACCATGTGCTGTAGATGTAGTAACTGTAATAACACTACCAGGAGTGAAACTATCTCCAGAAATAATGGTAGAGATATTAACTGGGTCAGCAGCAAATGCGCCAACAATTTCCCACTCAGAACGCTTCTTAGCAAAACCTAGTGGTTCAGCTGGCCACTTCTGGTCAATATTTCTGCCAGTTTCCGAATTAAATGCATTCGAAAGCTTGCTATAATACATGTCGAGGTCTGTAATGGAATATCCAGTAGGGATATTCACACCATCAGCATACTCAAAACAAGTTAGTTTGTGGTGAGAGAATGTTGGTTTTGACTGATTACCAGAACCAAAGTTTGATGCATCAGTATATACTAGACCACTCTGGTCACCATCAAAGATAGAAAACTGCCAGAAGTAACAAGCACCTGTGATTCTGAAAATAGAAGAACCTGCTACATTAGTATCAGTTGGGTTTGGTACATACTTAGGACGAATCTTAGTCTTTCTAAGGTCTAAACCAACAATTGAAGTACCTCTAGGTACAACAACACCACCATGAATACTATTAAACTTATAAAGAATATTTTCTTGCTGCGTTAGATCAAATACTGAAGATGATGTAAGAGTTAATTCTGTAGATGCTACGGTCTCTGAACCAGCTGGAGATACGGCAGTAGCAGTTCCACTTACATCTTTAATAGCATATCCAGGTCTATTATCAATGACGTGTTCGCCAGGAAATAAAAGAATTGTAGTTTTCTCTACAATATCATTATCACTTCCCCTCAAATATGAGAATCTCGCTGCCTCTAGCAGTGCTCTCTGAATCGTTTTGAAAGGTTTTGTTAACGAATTACCTTGATTCTCGATAGAATCGGTAGCATCAAGGTCACTTGGGTTAACATAGAGAATACGCCCTTCAGTATTCTTTATGAAATTTTCCAGTTTGTTTAAAGGCATCGGATTATATACGCCAATATATTTCTATGTTTTATTTATCAACCCATCAAATCTTCCTCATCGTGATAATATTCTAGTTCATCAGGCATATCTTCAGGGTTTTCTAGTTCTATCGGGAACATACAAGGATGCACTTCCTCATCTATAAGGTAGAAAGAACTTCTGTATAAGTCGTCTGGTTCAAATGATCTTTCTTTATCTGCTAGTCTCTTAAGATCATCATCTTCCAAATGCCCATCAGGCATCTCATCAAATGTGAATGGGACTTGATTAATGAAATACATTTTCACTATCATGCTGCCTTCGTTATACCAGCAGTACGCAGTGTCTATTCTATAAGACATAGGCTTCACTCCCGTATCTTATATTTATTTTTATACCCACAGTCGGATTCGAACCGACACTGGAGGAGTTTTAAGCTCCCTATCTCTGCCTGTTGGATTATGCGGGCGTAGGTGCAGGTTGCGAGGATCGAACTCGCCTTCGCAGAATTATGAGTTCTGAGCATTCTACCAGATTGCTAAACCTGCTTTATGTAATTGGGAAGAACATTGCCCTTCCCATACGACGCTACGGAAGATACCCGTAGTAGAAGTTGGCGTCTTTTTAGGCTATCTGCCTAACGACTACCAATAGAAGTGGGTGGATTCGAACCACCTCAAAGCCGCTAATCTGGCGGAAAGAGTTTATAAGACTCCTCTGACTACCAAGTCTCACTTCCTAGATGATGAACTTACTGAGCTTCGTTGTTTAACTCAGTGTGTATTCGTATAAGTTCATCATCGGCAGGCATCATAACTGCTGCCTTACCATCTTCTCCAATGATACCAATGTGCTCTCCTTGTTCTACTCGTTCTAGGAGAGCATCAAAGTTTTCTTCCCACTCTTTTACAGTAAACACTTCCATTATTATTCTACAGCAATATCAGCGTATTCGATTTGATGAGGTTCAAGGTTAGCAGTAACAACTTCCAGGACATTCATAAACTCCTGAACAGTTTCACACTCTACCATTTTCTCATTACCTTCATCACTAATGAGAAGGAAAGAGCGAGTGCAGACATCAATAACAATGCCCAGGACAGATTCTTGTGCGGTTCCCATTGGATGTTCCGTTGATTACCTGAGTATTATAGGGGGTCTGGGTCCTGGTGTCAAGGGGTCTAGGCAAAAAAAGAGAGGGTGCTAAGACCCTCTCTAGTAACCACCAACTCATCTCTCCCACCACAGAGAGGGTCTTCATTCCCAAAGATACAAGGATTTGAAAGACTTGATTATTATAAAGGATTATTTGGGGATTGTCAAGTCTAGTAATTTTTTAATTTAGAAAATCAATTTGCATACTGGGTATTTCTTTTTTAATCCATGAAACTAAATCATTAATTTCAGGACATAGATCACATAAGTCATCATCAATGATACCAAAAGAAGGGTATAAAGATTTTACTGTACCTAAATTTGGTATCTCAGTTTCATTAATTGATTTTTCTTTCCCTATCAGACCAAAAGACTTCACATAAACATTAGATAGTTCATAGTTTTTTACTCTATCTAAATTAAAGTGATCACATACTTTATCCATAGTTTCTTTTTTATTCTCAAAAAAACTATTTGATTCTACCCATAAGACATCACCAATATCACTTATCCATTGAACATTATTCAACCACATAAAAGTAATTTTCTCAAGATCAGTTGTAAACTGATATTCCTTTAAAGATGGGTGACAATGTTTTAGATGATGTTCATACTTTGTAGATACAATACGATTAATATAGTTTGATGATTTTATTTTAAACAGATGATGTTTTAATTTCCTATACAAGAAAACTTTTTTACCCGGTAGTTGATGTGAAAACGGACACCATCCACTTCCAAATTTAATAGTGGCATCATCAAGTTCCAACTCACCATTTAATAACCTAGAAGACCATGATGGTTCGCAATAAACAGTTGTAGAATTCGCCAATAATGTTGCCATTAAAGTAGAACCACAGTGAGATGTGTGGTAAATTTGATTAATTTTCATGTGCTTTTTGATAATCAATACCAAAGAAATGAGATATACAATATCTACCATTTCCAGAATAATAATCTGTATCTTCTATACTTACCCACTTAACTCCATGAGTAACATATGATGGTAACAGAATTAAACTATTGTTCATACATTTAAATTCATAATCACCATACTCTGGAAAAAATAATTCACCACCCGTAAACTTTCTAGGTTCTCTATTGAAATAACTGAACGCTAAAAAGTCATGATTTATATCAGTATGGGGAGCATAATAGTCTCCATCATGATAATATCTAACTTTTGTGTAGCAATAATTAGTGTTTAGAATTTTTTTATGTTGTGGAAACCTATCATAAAAGATATTCAAAAACCCATGATTGAATAACTTTTGAGTTACCGTTATAATATTGGAAAGATTTTTATCATTATAAGAGATATCTAATTGTATAGACCTAGATTTAGTTAAAATCTCTCCTGTTTCTGGATGAACTGCTCCATGAATGTATCCAGGATCGTACAATTTTCCTGGTTTAGTTAGAAAAATAAGTTCTTCCCAAATCAATTCTAATTCTTCATCAGTATAAAAATTTTCTATGGTCAGATGAGGAAATGGATCTTTAAATATACTTATCTTTCTTTCCATTATTAATAGACATTTTAAACATTATATCAAGTATTTGATTGATTGTCAATTAAATCTAATACCCAAGATCTTTCTCCTTCAGAACCTTCAACTTGTTTCCAATCTGAAATAGATTCATCCCATTCATATTGATGAGTAGTCATTGGTTTTGGAAATGGTGGTCTCCATTTTTTTCTTTCTGGATCATACCACCATAAAGGATGTGGTTGAGGTAAAATAAATTCATCAAATTCTTCATTATATAAAGAACCATCTAAAACAACTCGATTATATTCTTCATCATAATGATATCCTGGTGGAATAAAAACTTGATGAACTTCATCATAGAAGTCACCTATCCCAGCATACTTATATCTAAAATTTGAATTATAAGAAGTTTGAACCCACTTTGTATCTTGTCCTAATAAGTTTTTATTGAATTGAATTCCAATCTCTTCTGACTCATTTCCATTTTCATCCAAAATATCAGAGTTATTGACTACTGTTACTTGAAGTACTATATTATTTTCATCTAGTTCTGCGAAATGTGCCATAATTATTACTATATTAAGTTACAGAGAATGTACCATTTGCGGTGAAATCGTGAATAGTATAAGGAGATCCACCAACAGTCGCTGTTGTTACAGTTCCTCCTGTTGCTCTTTGTGTAGATCCAGCATAGCGAACGATGACTCTTCCTGATCCACCAGAGAAAGTACCTGCAGGGCCCAAGTAATTTCCGATAGCATTTCTAGCACCACCCCCTGTATTAGAAGCAGGTGATTGAGTCGTGGTTCCATCACCATTATTTCCGACACTACTCCATCCGGCACCACCCCCTCCAAAAGCAACTGTTAGTGAAGTCCCTCCTCTAAAAGTTGCTAAATCATAACCAGGTCCTCCAGCACCACCGACAGGATATGGTCCTGGACTACCAGCACCACCTTTTCCTCCACCACCTCCTGCTCCCCATTGCGCGTTACTAGTGGATGATCCACCAGAATTTCCTTGACCAGAAGTTCCGGATCCGCCGGCGCCACCACTGCTACCACCACTTCCAGATCCACCAGGTCGGCCTGTCCAGGCTACACCAGTATCACTTGCTGCTCCATATCCACCACCAACAGCATTAGAAGCACCAGTAAATGAAGTTGGAGATCCATCGGCAGAACCACTTCCACCTCCACCAATTGTGACTGTAGAACTGCTTCCAGGATTTAATGTTGCCGAGTAAATATATAATCCCCCAGCACCACCCCCGCCGCCTCCATAGTAATTTGGCCAATAAACATCGTCATCTCTAGCAATAGGATTAATTGCTAGAAGAGATGATGCTCCACCACCACCACCCATCATAAGAACTTCAACACTCAATGGTGATGAAGATGATCCCATAAAAAATGATTGAATAATAGACATATTATGTTAATCCTGCTCCAAATATTACAAATGTATTAGACCCTACACACAAAATTGTACATACTCCATATTGTGCTAATGTTCTGTTTCCTGTATTTGCCGTTCCTGCTGAACGTAAAGTAGTAGATGCTCCTTGAGTAATTGTTTGATTACTACCAGAATTATTATATATAGACACCGCATCTCCAACATTAAACACTGAGTTTGGAACAGTAACTCCACCAGTAGTTATTGATATATGCTTTCCAACATCACCAGATACCAAAGTGTATCCTGTTGTTTGGGAATTTTGAGGAATTGTTGATGGTCCAGCAACACCTTGTGCACCCTGTGCGCCAGTAGCACCTGTGGAACCTTGAGCACCTTGAGCACCAGTAGCACCTGTGGAACCTTGAGCACCTGTAGATCCTTGTGCTCCTTGAGCACCAGTAGCACCTGTGGAACCTTGAGCACCTGTAGATCCTTGTGCTCCTTGAGCACCAGTAGCACCTGTGGAACCTTGAGCACCTTGAGCACCTGTAGAACCTGTTGCACCCTGTGCACCTGTTGCTCCTGTACTTCCTTGTGCTCCAGTAGAACCTGTTGCACCCTGTGCTCCAGTTGCTCCAGTAGAACCTTGAGCACCTGTTGAACCTATACTACCTTGAGTTCCTTGAGCACCAGTAGCACCTTGAGCACCTGTAGATCCTTGAGCACCAGATCCAGTGGCACCTTGAGCACCTGTAGATCCTTGAGCACCAGCGGTTCCTTGAGCACCAGCGGTTCCTTGAGCACCAGATCCAGTGGCACCTTGAGCACCTTGAGCACCAGTAGTACCTGTGGAACCTTGAACACCTTGTGCTCCAGGGTCTGGTATTCGTTGCCAGGCAGTCCCATTCCATTGCCACCTACGCCCATTGGCGACATAATAATCGTTTAAACTAGGGCTGGATGGAAAATCTAGCGCCATTTATTACAAACTTTTTGATTATTTATTCTAGATTATAAGTACCGAATAATTTGAGTAGCAGAAGCATCTGATATTGAAAGTGATGATGTGCTTGATGATCCAAGTGTTCCAAAGGATAGACTTGGTGTTGAAGATGTAATAGTTGGAGTAGAATCAGTTGTTGTATAAGATGCTAACGTAAATCCACCATACGTTCCAGTAAAAGAACCATCTATTGGAAGTTTTGCTACCATATGATCCCAATTTCCAGCAGTAGACTGATTCATACCAACAAAGTAAATACTATTTCTAACAACATAAAGATGGTGAGAATTACTTTGTACAAAATTAGTTGAATGGGATATAGATCTCTTCCAAGAAATGTTTCCATTGGATTGGTTATATTTAAAAAGAAAAGACCTGAGAACAACTGATGGACTTGTTTGTAGAAGAGATCCTCCAACGTAAAGATTGCCATCATCATCCAAAGTCATTGCTGTAGCATAGATTCTACTTTCAGAGCTATGCTTAATCTGCCATTGAATTACGCCAGAAGAATTTGTTTTCAATACATATCCATCATTATTACTATCAATAGCACCCACAAATATATTTCCACTACTATCAACACATAATCCTCTAATTCCACTATTGGAAAGTATTGTAGAAAACTGTACCGTCTTTTGAAGAGTTCCCGATGAATTGAAATGAGAAACATTATTACCAAATCCAACATAAACATCATCAGTTGTTCTATCTACAAAAACAACCATTCCAGAGTAACCAGTACCTGATGTTTTAGTCCACTGTAAAGTTCCTGAAGAATTATATTTTACAAGATACATTTGTTCATTACCGGCAGTTGCTGGAGAATTGACGTATCCAGTCCAATAAACATTTCCACTTGAATCACATCTTAAATCATAAGCTACATTATTAGCATATCCTGTTGTAATTTGTCTTTGCCATTGAATTGCTCCAGTCGAAGAGCTTAATTGCATTGTCCAGAACGGTTTGTATAATTCCGATGACTGAGCACCAAAGATGTAAATATTACCACTAGAATCAATATCTATTCCAAGACCATATTCATAATTACCAGCACCAATATATTTTTGCCAAACAATCGCACCATATTCATTTATTTTATAGATAAACCAATCATCATGTCCACCACTTCCCCTATTTGTATCACCAAAACCATAGTAATGTCCATCATAATATACACCAGCAGTACCTCTCTCAAGACTACTATAACCAACACTACTTATCCAATACGAAGAATCTGGATTAACTCCAGGTCCAGCATCATAAACTTCTGTAATTTGAGTAGAATTTAAAAGTGTTGCCCACGCTGCCGATTTATAGTATTTTCCACTAAAGGCACCATCACCATAAACATCAGCACTTACACCATATCCAGTTCTAGATCCTACTGGAGTATTGACAGATTCAGTCTCAGTATAATTATCTTCAAAGGTTCCATTCACATATAAACTAATTACACCAGAAGAATTGAATGTTATAGTTATATTATACAGAACTGAAGTTGAAAAAGTATAGTCAAATGTATGTTCTTCTTGCCATCCTGCTGTATAATCATAACTAGTGTATACAAGTTTTCCAGAAACAAAATAAAATCCAACATATCTTTGACCAGAACTTGGAATTGTATCTACTCCCATTAAAGCTTGTTTTGCAATATTATTGTGTTCATAAGTAACCCAAAATGTAAATGTCATACTACTATTTGGCCAATTCATTTGGTTTTTAGCGCCAATTGCTGGACCAACAAAACCAGCAAGAACTCCAGAAGTATCAGGATTCCAATTATTATTCACAGACATATCCAAATATTCTCCATTAGAATTACTGGATAAAGTTGGATAATAATTATATGGAGTTTCAGTTTGACCAAACCTAGAACCATTACGATTACTAGATCCTGCATTTACAGCAAAGGGATGTCCAGGTGCAAGACTTTGTAAAATATTTCCATTAGGTCTGTTATATATCCCATACACACTACTAATATTATAATAATAAATACAATTCTCCAACGACGGAAGATCATTCAGTTGAGTATTAAATATTGTATATTGTTGTGGATGACCCATTATACAAGACCAGCTCCACTAATGAAAAAAGTATCGGAAGATACGCAAATTACCGTAGCAATTCCTCTTTGAATTAAAGATTTATTTCCTGTAGTAGAAGTTCCTGCAGTGTACATAGTAACACCAGATCCTTGAACTATTGATCTGGTTGCATTTGTGTTATTTACTATGGTTACAGTATCTCCAGCAGAAAATACTCCAGATGGAACGGTGATACTAATTGCTGCAGTAATTGAAATAATTTTACTATTATCTGATGCTACTAATGTATAATTTGAAGACTTTTCATTAAGAGTTAGAGTTCCAGGTGAACCCTGTACACCTTGAGCACCTTGAGCACCAGTAGCACCTACAGCACCCTGAGCACCAGTAGCACCTTGAGCACCTATAGTACCTTGAGATCCTGATGCACCTTGAGCACCTATAGTACCTTGAGCACCTGCCGTACCTTGAGCACCTTGAGCACCAGTAGCACCTACAGCACCCTGAGCACCAGTAGCACCTTGAGCACCTATAGTACCTTGAGATCCTGATGCACCTGCAGCACCCTGAGCACCAGTAGCACCTACAGCACCCTGAGCACCAGTAGCACCAGTAGCACCTACAGCACCCTGAGCACCAGTAGCACCTTGAGCACCTATAGTACCTTGAGATCCTGATGCACCTGCAGCACCCTGAGCACCAGTAGCACCTACAGCACCCTGAGCACCAGTAGCACCAGTAGCACCTTGAGCACCAGCGGTTCCTTGTGCTCCTACTGAACCTTGTGCGCCAGTAGCACCTGTGGAACCTTGAGCACCAGTAGCACCTGTGGAACCTTGAGCACCTTGAGCCCCTACAGCACCTTGAGCACCAGCGGTCCCTTGAGCACCTTGAGCACCAGTAGCACCTGTGGAACCTTGAGCACCTTGTGCTCCAGGATCACCAAGTCTTACCCAAGCAGTTCCATTCCAACGCCAAGTAGCACCATTAGCGTTATACTCATCATTTAAAGTAGGACTAGCAGGAAAATTTAATGCAGCCATTATCTACGGTTTTTAGATATTTATTCTTAGCATGTAATTAGAAATGCAACATTAAATCTGTAACTTTTTTGCCAACCAATCACTTTAGTTAATATTAATTAAGATTTTTATCATCAACAATAAACTACCATTTCCCAACAGGACACGAAGAATTGCTAAGTCTTACCTTAATCGGCATAAAACACCCACACTTCTTACACTGTCTAGTTGGTTTGAAGAAATGTTCGCACTGTAAGCAAAGTTTCATTCTATCAACAGCTAACTGAATTTTTTCATTCATTTTTCAATTGCTCCTCTGCAAGTTCTACGATTAAATCATCATTTTCAAAAATTAAACTTTCTATTGCATCTTCAACAGTAATACTATTTGTTACGACATATTCCTCAATTTTCTTATCCAACTCTTCTTTCAATCTATAATCATCATTTTTCTTGATAAAGTAATCTGCCATTACATATGATATGATAATTTGGTCTTTGTGAAAATTTGGTAGTGGTAAACCGCCATATAATTCAGTTGTAATTGGTGTTAAATCTACATCTGGAACATTATCACTAGTTGATGCTTGAGTTTGAATAGATTTTTCAAAAATTGTATTTGGCAATACAGAATTTTCCTTTCTAGTAGATTGCCTTTCTAAATCTACAGAAACATTCGAATTAATCAAAGTTTGTGGGTCTGGTATAAATTCTGGATCATAATAAGATACTGCGTCATCAACATCTTCTAGAGAAAAATTTTCTCCAATAGGCACGATTGCCCACGAATTATCTTCAAACTCAACCCTGATTTGACCAGGAAGAACTTCTTTGATTATATACTTCATTATGTATCAATAAATTTACAAGTATTTATCCTATTCTACCATTTCTTGTGCCATTTGCAACCCAAGTAACATTTCCATTGTTAACGATATAAAATCCTGCTAAACCACCAGCAGTTCCTGCGGCACCAGACCCATTGTTGCCGTTTGCACCGGTGTTACCAGTATTACCACTGTTTCCGTAAGAACCACCAGTTCCACCTGTTCCACCAGCACCAGCATTTGTGCCACCTGCACTTCCAGAAGAACCAGATGCAGCAGCACCATCATAACCTTCACCTCTTCCACCATTACCACCAGAACCACCTGAGGTATAGTAAGTATTTGTATAGCAATATTTACATACTTTTTCCCATAATGTATAGTTTCTACCATCACCACAAGCTCTTATTCTTCTACATTCATCTTGACAGTTACAAGGGTGTGGTGGATTTAATTGATAACAAGGCATACTGTTTCCGCTACAAACAGTATTTGCCCAATATGATTCTCCAGATGATTGATAATATCCTCCACCACCAGTGCCACCAACTCCTCCTCCTCCACCACCAGAGGAAATAGTGCCACGATTATCAATGAAAATATTAGAGGCACCAGCATTAATAGCATTTCCACCAGTTCCACTATTTGCGGCACCACCAGCACCAAGAATAGAACCCTCATTTACCAAAAGTATTCTTCCACCAAATCCTGACGGAATGTTTAAAGCATAATTTCCTGTGCTCGTGGCTCCAATAGTAACTCCACTAGCAATGACAACTCTTTTATTAATACCTGCTGAATACTTACTTGATCCAAAAAGAGTTTGTAAATTTAAATTCTCTTGATTGGTTGTAATGTGATGAATTAATTCTGAAGATAGTAAATGAGGAACAGATGCAATAGTCATAAATTACAACAATCCGCTACCAGAAATTACAAATTCGTTACTTGCTATACATAAAACCGTTGCCAAACCTCTTTGCTGTAAAGTTCTATTGCCAGTATCAGAAGTTCCAGGAAGTCTTAATGTTGTAGAAGTACCCTGTGTGATTGTTTGTGAAGAAGCGGAGTTATTGTAAATTAATACGGTATTTCCTGCAGTAAAAGTATCAGAAGGAACAGTAACTCCTCCTGCAGTTATACTTATAATAGTTCCAGCGTCTCCTGCAACTAAAACATATGATGAAGATTTTGTGGTTACAGTTAGAGGTCTTGTTCCATCGGATCCTTGAGCACCTGCCGTACCTTGAGCACCTTGAGCACCAGTAGCACCCTGACGACCTTGAGCACCCTGTGCTCCTACTGAACCTTGAGCACCTATAGTACCTTGAGCACCTATAGTACCTTGAGATCCTGCGGTTCCTTGAGCACCTTGAGCACCAGTAGTACCTTGAGATCCTGATGCACCTGCGGTTCCTTGAGCACCTTGAGCACCAGTAGCACCTTGAGCACCTATAGTACCTTGAGATCCTGATGTACCTGCCGTACCTTGAGCACCTTGAGCACCTGCGGTTCCTTGAGCACCTTGAGCACCTGTAGATCCTTGTGCTCCTACTGAACCTTGAGCACCAGTAGCACCTTGAGCACCTTGAGCACCAACAGCACCCTGAACACCTTGATAACCTTGTGCACCTTGAGCACCTACAGTACCTTGAGATCCTGATGTACCTGCCGTACCTTGAGCACCTGTAGATCCTTGTGCTCCTACTGAACCTTGAGCACCAGTAGCACCTTGAGCACCAACAGCACCCTGACGACCTTGAGCACCTTGAGCACCTTGAGCACCTATAGTACCTTGAGATCCTGATGTACCTGCCGTACCTTGAGCACCTTGAGCACCTGTAGATCCTTGTGCTCCTACTGAACCTTGAGCACCAGTAGCACCTTGAGCACCTGTAGATCCTTGTGCTCCTACTGCACCTTGAGCACCTTGATAACCTTGTGCTCCTTGTGGTCCAGCAGTACCTTGAGCACCTGTAGATCCTTGTGGTCCTTCAATAGCATTGCTTGCCGTAACCCATTGAGATGTGTCTGCATCTTCATAGTAAACGTAAAGGTTACCAGACTCACTATTCCACCAAAGATCGCCTGGTTGTGGTGATGATGGAGATGATGTTGATATTTGTACTAGTGTATCAGAACTATTTGCAGATACCCATTGAGAACTAGAACCATCATTATAATATACTTTTAAATCTCCAGTATCACTTTCCCACCATAAGTCTCCAATATTTGGAGAACTTGGAGCAGTATCGCTAATAGTTACAGTCTCACTACCACCAGATGTTTCAACCCACTGTTCACTATTTCCATCCTGATAGTAAAGATATAGTTCACCTACATCACTATCCCACCAAAGATCTCCCTGACTTACTCCACTTGGTGGTTCTGCACTAACAGTAACTCTGGGAGATATTGTAATTGTAGAAATAGATCCACTTGCAATGGCAGTTACACCAGTTCCTACAAAGTTTAGTTTTGATATACTATTGGCAGTTCCAACAAGAAATCCTTCGTCAAAGATACTTATTCCACCAGGTTGTAAACCAGGCTGTTCCTGCCAGTATCTATCATAAGTTGTACCGTTATTAACGGTAATCAACTGATAATACTTATCAGCAAGTGGTATTAATTTTTCTCCAACATAACCTAAGTTGGGTTCGACCTCACCTGGATGAACATATAAATGACGGTCTGAAGATAACGCTTCAGTTCCTGCTATCTTTACTCTACCACTTATATATCGCTGTGTCGGCTTTCTTGTATTATCTGCCATTTCTTATTAAGTGGTGCTATTTTCTAGGAAACTACCAATAAATTCCATTTGTAGTGGACCAACAAGACCGCCGCTTACATATGTATGGATAATTCCATTGGCGCTTCCTACAGTTGTTGTGAATGTTTTCGAACCTCCAACATCACTAGTTATGTTGTCTACAACATAAGACTTTTGTGGACTTGGGAAAATAGTTGTGGTAATACCAGAACCTGATGGGCAGGTCATAGCAATACCAGACATAGTGATATCAGAACCAACAGTAAAGTTATGTGCTGTTAAAGTTGTAATAGTTGAAACACCAGTTGGTTCATCATAAGTTACATTTGTAATCGTTACAATACCAGTCTGTGTTCCAGTGATATAAAGTCTATCTAGAACTGTAGCAGTTTTTTCTAAAACCAAACGACCATCAATAAGAATAGCAGCATCGTTTGGTGGAACTTCAATATTTTTTATAATTCTAATATCTCTTGTATTACCTGTACTTCTACTTTCTCTTCTGTGTATCAGAGTTGTAGTCGGATAGGTTCCAACTCCCACATTAGATACTTGTGCATAGAGTAAAATAGCAGAAGTGCCTGTAGGGACCTCGTATATTTTCTGTTCTCCTGGAGCCACAGGAACAGCGACTGTAAGAAACTTATTGACTGGTGCGATTGCCATCTTATCTTATTATCCTCCCAAAGCAAGTATCAGTGGTGTTAAGTTTGCTTGTATCGCTCTGTTAAAGTCTCTTCCAGAAATAGTAGAGGTAGTTTGGTCAATAGTTAGTCCTTGTCCAATTCTAAAGTTTCCTTTTTGATCTGTGCTGGTGAATGGAATTTGACCGCCATTAATAGCAACTATTTCATTTTCAGGAATAGGCACACCACCCTGGAAGGGGTTTGCTCTATTTATGTCTGTACCAGCACCGATATATTCAAAGGAGTGAGAACTGGTGATGATTCTACTTAGTCTTCTCAGTGAAACACTCACACCAACACCAACAGAATAAGGAACAAATTCATTGAAAGTAACAGTTGTAACACCAGTATTTGTTGGTTCTGTTGCAGTGTTTATAGTGTAAAGTATTGGATCCGTAATCGCTTCGGCAGTTGCTCCACCAGAACCAGAAATGGTGATAACAATATCCTGTTGATTAGATCCACTACCTGCGGGAAGGAAGTTTCTACCACTAGCAATAATATCAATAGAACTAATAGTTCCGGCAGCACTCACATTAGCAGATAGTTCGGCAAGAATTCCTTCAGGACCAAATGGTGCAGATACAGTTACATTAGGAGGAGCTGATGCACTATATCCAGAACCTCCATTGGTAACATTAATTGTTCTAATAGTTCTAAGTGGTTCCATAACAATACCACTCTTTCCTCCAGTATTAACATAATCGTCAAGGTTTATCTTGAAGAAAGCACCCTGACCATCAAATGGTTTTCTTATATTCGATAGATCATCTCTCATATCGAAGAAGGTATAAGTATCTTGTTCCGCAGCAACTGTTGTCCCAGTAGTAATTCCAGTAAACTCATCACCACTGGTTCCATCAGCATACAAACCATAATCACCAAATGAGGAGTTAGAGTTTGTTAGGTCACATTGTCCACCACTACCAGCAAAGATACCAATCTTAGAGTTGATAGTAAAAATAGAAACTAACTGAGCATATGCTTTGTTAGTGATAGAAACGCCAATACCATTTTGGTTATATTGAGTAAATGAGTCACAAACCATACACTTGAGGTCTTGCCCAAGATTATTAGTTCCGGTAAAGGCAGCAGCAACATGGTCTCCGTCTATCTTCATACCAATACTGTTACTCATAAAGTTCGTACAGTTACGAACATATGGAGATCTCCATCTTCCACTTGGACCTTCATTGCAAGGACCAGGATCCAAGAAACCAGATCTAGCACTACCAATACCAGCTGGTGGTGGGAAAGCAACAGCAGCACCAGTAATAGACAATGGTGCAGAATCATCATAAGGATCTTTACTGTAAGCAAAACTCAAACTATCAATCAAACATCCTCTTCTAACATAAAAGACATCATCATTGTTTTGTGGGTAAATAGTAACCAGTCTTAAGTCTTGACCAATAACCGAAACATCAGTTCTTAAACCAATAGGATTGTTCTCAGCATAAACACCAGAGCGAACCATAATAGTATCGCCAGGTTGTGCTGCTTCAGCGGCGGAACCGATAGTTAGTTTTGCTGAACCTTCTGTTCTACCATCATTATCATCGTTACCATACTTAGAAACCCAGATAATGTTTCTAGAGTCAGCACCTGCAGGAGCCCAAACAATCTTACCATTTGGTGCTGTTGTGGTAAAACCAATAGTGGTGAATGCAGATGCACCAAGTTGAATAATATTAGTAACAATACCTGCACAAACAGTAATAGCAGAAACAACATTAGAACAACCGCCTGGATCAGTGTTGAAACCAACAGCAGGGTCGTCTTGTAATGTTAGATCACGAATGAGAGAAACACTATTGCCTACACCCTGATAAGATCTTGGTGCTGGTAAGTTATTGATAACATATCTTGCTACTTGAGCAGCAGTCGTGATAGCAACAATAGTTGCTTCCTTGATACTGTAACCGTTTATATCAGTTCCAGTGATGTGCTGTAGAGTTGCTCCATTATAATAAGACTGACCAGCACCAACACAACGGGAGTTACCACCTCTTGTGATATCATAGGTAATAGCTTTCAGAATATCCTTAATATCATCCTTACAGGAAGTGTAGTCTGCCGAAGATAGGGCAAATGCTGGACTCTTATAGTCTGTACTTGTTAAGAAACCAATAGATTCATTAGCAATGTAGTCTAAGTTTAGTCGTATTAGGTTTGCGGCATCATAGAATCTTCCACCAATAATGTTTCCTGTCGTATCAACTCCAACAGTTGTTAGGACATTTCTTGGAACCTGATACTTTTCAGTTCTAAATCCAACATTATCATTTAGATCATATAATGCCTGCTGGAAGCGAACATCTTTTTGGAAGTCAACTGCTCTTGTTGGAGTTGTGCTGTTGAAACCAATATCACCAGATGCATTAGTAGCAATAACTGTAGCAGCAGATCCAACCTGTAAAGATCCATCAATACCCAAAGCATTGGTTGATGGGTTATATGTAATACCACTATCAACTCTTACAGTCTCACTTGTTTGACTAGTTGAGTTTTCAACAAATGGAATGAAGAAGTCTTGGTTTGTGAGAGTCTCAGTAGTTTGAATGAATGTAGAAATGCCTGCTCTAGCGGCATTTGTTGCGAAACCTGCTACTGTAGCAAATCCAGACTGGATAGCAAAGGTAGCAATACCTGATACTGTAGAGAAACCAGACTGAATAGCAAAAGTCGATATACCAGATACAGTAGCAAATCCTGCCTGAATAGCAAACGTTGAGATTCCTGCTACTGTTGCGAAACCTGCTTGAATAGCAAAAGTCGATATACCAGATACGGTAGCAAATCCTGCTTGAATAGCAAAAGTAGAGATGCCTGATACTGTAGAGAAGCCAGACTGAATAGCGTATGTAGCAATGCCTGATACTGTAGAGAAACCAGACTGGATAGCAAACGTTGAGATTCCTGCTACTGTAGAGAAACCTGCCCTATCTGCATATGTAGCAATACCAGAGTTATTTGCGTATATTGCTGTTGTTGCTGTACCTACAATAAGATTATTATGTACTCTCAGTGGAGCATCTATTCTAACCAACTGAGTAAATGTTGATACCCCAGATACTCTCAGTTCATCCCTGAACCAAGCAATTCCGTTAACATCAAGCTGTGTTTGTGGGGAAATTACATTAACACCAACATTAACTGTTGTGTGAATACCAGCACCATTTCTTATCCAATGGTCTATGATATTAACATCAAGGACATTGGAGTCTGAAGTATTTACTGTAGCATTAACAACGTCTCCACCACTACCATTACCAATGAAGTTAATAGTTGTAAATGAACCAACACCGACGTTTATACCTTCATTTCGTGCGAAGAATCCATCAGTCTTAGCATTTGGTGGTGCAGAAATCCAACGAATACCATTAGCATCGCGGGATAGGAAGTATCCATTATCACCAGGAAAGTTAGCAGAGTCAAAGATATTCCTAACAATACGAATAGAGTTACCAATATCAAGTAGTTGTTCAGGTAACGTGCTTCCAATACCAATATTACCAGCGCGGGATCCAGTAGCAAAACCAACTAAGTAATTAGTTCCGCCATCACTAGTAAGTTCAAAACGTTGTCTGACTGTAGCAATTCCAACATCAATATTATCTACATCTAGTGTTCCTAGAATGTTAACATCGGTTTGGAAAGTAGCAGTGTTTCCAAAAGAAACTACGCTATTAAATTGAGATGCTCCTATGAAAGTAGAGAGACCTGCTACATATAGGTCATTTATATTTGCTTGGTTATTAACAGTAAGATTATCAAGAGTTAAATCATCTCCAAGACCTTCAAAGTCATAATAAAGTTTTCCGTAAATGTATACGTCTTTGAAGAACTTAGCGTCTTCATTAAAATATGACTCTTGTCCTTGTACCCAGATGTTTTCTGCCATCTTATCCTATGAATAATCCAAGTGCTTTTAGTATTACTCCACCACCAACAAAGGAGTTGGCGAAGACTTTAAATAAAAACTGTTTCTGTGGTGGAACCATACTTCCTGTTAGTGCATCAGATTCAATACTGTTCCCTTGAAACCTCATGTTAGCGGCATCAACAATAAAATCATTACCAGCCACATATTCGAGATCACCATTAGACTCAACTACTACATTATTACCCGATATGCGAATATTTCCAGTTCTATCTGCTGTTATTGATACATTACCACGTCTAGCGTGAATTAGAATGTTCTCACTTTTGTCGCCAGAACGCTCTCCAGCAACCATTTCAATGGATTCGTCGGAGTTTAGAATAAATTTTCCAGCATCCGTAATGTCGATAGAAGTTTTTAAATTCTTATCGGATACTGTATATAAAAAATAATTGGAAGCTCCCAAATATCCAAAGGAAGGATTACATATTTCTTCCCTTACTTTTGGGTTATAAGAGATACACTCTCTCAAATACCAGTTTTGTTTATCTTCTGGGCGCTTTGCCATTTAGGTAATACAATCAATTACTTGCTTAACTTCTCCATCAAATGGTGGTCTTTCTCCTAGGTTAGCAGCAAGGATTGCTCCAGAACCATTCTTTGAAATGACCTCAAGTACAGGAATATTAGTTACATCTCTACTATTTATTGGGGTCACCTTGATGATAGCACCAGACTGGATAAGAACATCATACTCATTTCCTTGGTCATCAACTACAGTATCTCCATCTTCAAAGTCTTGCCCTGGATCAATAACTGTTACGCTATCAACAACATATGGAATCTCTTTATCTGCTGGATAGTTCTCACCCTCAGACACAACATAAATGGTATCTACCTGACCATTCTTAACAATAGCTCTAGCAATAGCACCATATCCTTGGTTACAACTATCTACAACTTCTACAAATGGTGGGAAGGTATATCCACTTCCTGGATTGGTTACCTTAACACTTATAATACTTCCTGTTTTATACTTATCTTCACCGATAATACCACCAAGAATAGGAACAGCACTTGCTCCTGTACCACCCCCACCAAAAATATTGATCTTTGGTGGTCCACAAACAATTGGTGGTCCAGTATAACAAGAACCAAGATCACCAATAAAGTTTGGATCTTTAACTGTTCCAGATATGAAGTCATATGCTCCAGCAATATCTTGAACTCCGTCTAATGGGAAACCAGCAAGCTTTGCTGCTGTTGATATTGACTTAGCAGTATTAGCATTATCAATAATTCCTTTGAGATCTGGCTCATCTTGAAATACTGGTCCATATCCTAGTTTATATTTGCAAGCGCCATACTTGTCTTTCTGATTCTTTTTATTACAAGACTTAAGACCAACAAGTCCAAGAAGTGCATCAATACCATTCCGTAGTAGACCCTCAACACTAAAGTCTTCGAAGAATTGAAGAATCTTAGATATTCCATTAATTGCTGGTAGCAATGCATTATCAATAAGACCAATAATACCATTGATCATTGCACCGACAGTTTGATCAGCAACACAATCGACAAAGTTTAGGACATTATTAGCAATAGACTTTAAAAGATCTTTTACAAGATTAAATACTTTGTCTAAGATTTGATTAACAATACAAGGGATAAGATCTTGAAGTATTTTTACTGGTTGAAGCATAGCAGTTTGTGCCGCTACTCCAGCAAGGTGTGCTGCTACTGGATTTAAAGTTGCAGCGAAGACTGTAGCATATACAGAAGCATAGAGAAGATCAAGACCCTTGCTTAGAATTGGTTCAAGTTTCTTAAATAACTTATTAATCATACCACTGATCATTTTGGTTGCAGCGGTAGTTATTTGTTCTGCCCTAATATCAATCTCTCTATCTACCCAGTCTCTATAATACTCAAGTCCCTCATCAAACTGTGCCTTTAAGTCTTGGAGAAACTTAACAAATCCTTCAATAGCATTTTTGATCTTGGTAATTGTTCCTTTATTACCTTTAGTATCTTCACCTTCTGTACCACAAGGTAATCGTATCACCTTTCCATCAGAAGTTCTCTTTGCTGCTGGATTGCTTGGATCTACCTTTTTAGCATCAGAAGGACTAACACCTATTGGTTGTTTTGCAGTTGCAGCATTCTGATCTCCAGACTCACTCTTTGATAGTGAGCCTTTCGCTGGTTCTTTGATATACTTATTGTATCCGGAGAATGGTGCGAATGGTAGTTTCTCACCATCCTTTACAGCGTCGATTGAATTGGCGAATGCACCCATAATAACTGGATGCTGACCATCTGCTCCATCTAGAAAGAAACCAATTACAGTATCACCAGGGTTAAAACGAATACTCTTGAATGTATTTGCCGAACCAGTTCCATGACCTGGTGGTAGCATCACATGTGCCCATGGTAAGTCCTCATTACTTAGTTCCGCTTCACTATAAGGATGATATCCCATAATGCGGACTTTATATCTAATGCCCCAACCTGGACCAGTTGCTTGTTGGTCCCATGATTCAATAGGTGGAATCTGCCCTATCCACCAAACAAATCCATCTCTGCCTACAAAATTAGTTTTAAGTGAAAGATCTTCCATTTGTTACTTTTAAATATCCCTGAATGTATCTCTAAGTAGCTTCATTGATGTTAGAGATTGTGTACCATCAAAATAATGACAGAGTTCTTTTATCATATATAGACCACTATTCTCAGGGTCAAAATCATTACTGTTTGCTGAAATTTTAAGGAAATTGCATCGTATAACATCACCAGATCTTAAATTATTATTTAATGGAACAGTCATATTGAGTGTTTGCATGAACAAATAATTGTATCTAAAGAAAGCGTCTCTTTGATATAACTTAGCATCATTACCAGGTTGTTTGCTCACATCTTTCTCCAACACACCAACATCGAGAACTGATGAGATAATTCTACTTGGAACAGTGTCAAAAGAGAAGTTACCAGAACCAAAAATTTTAGGAATATCTGGATCGTCACCAAGGAATGTTGCGTTCTTAGCAAAATCAGTTATTGTTCTCTTTCCTTCTTGCTGAAGACTAAACTTACTTTGATATGGATCATATTCAGTAAAGAATGATGCATACGTTCCTAGTCTAAGTTTTTCTAATAAGTCATTATTTCTATTAACAGAATAACTCAATATCCTTTGATCAGTTGACTTCTCAATATCTTGGTCCTCTTGATGATAATATTCTGCTTTTGGACTTGCTTTTCCATCAATAATAAGTTTGTCGATAGATCTGAAGTTGTATCCATCTATAGTTTCATAGAAAAAGTATCCAGGAACATTGGTATCTGGAATAGACTTTGATGCTAACCAAGTCAGAACATCGAAAGGTCTTCTCAAGTTTCCAATAAAACTATATTGATTACTAACGACATCAGATTTCAATGTTTTTTGAGATTGTAAACCTTCCTTTATAATGTTTTCTATATGATCAGTTATTTGAGCTCTTGGAAATTTTTTGTATAGTCTTGAAGTTTCATTAGTAATTGCTTCTCTTGATACTAACTTTAATGTAAATGTTTCTCTTTGACCTTCTCTGATAACATTTGTAATTTTAGAGACGTACAATGGTTCATCAACAAGATCAATACCAGATTTATTTTTATCACTGTTACCAGCAATTTTTATGAATACTCTTTCGCCACCTCTTAACGGAAGACCACTGTAGATTGACTGCAATGAACCATCTTTTCCAGGAATTGTTCCTCCCGTATTAGATACGGTAATCTCTGCTGTGATAGTTGGTGAAAAAACATCTTCATAATATTTGATAGCAACTACACCGAGTCTCATATCAATGGTTCTTGTACCATCACCAGACTCTATGGTAATTTGTTCGAATATTGATGCGTCTCTTGCTGCCATTTATACTACACTAGAAAGGAACTTATTTTTTATATTATTACTATTTACCCCAGCAACTATAATAACAGAACCACTATTTGTTTCTCCACCAACATATTCTGTTTGCTTTACAGTATTATTTAAAATTAAAGTATTTGTTCTTGGTTGTGGTTTTGCATTTTGCAAAGCCATAGCAAGTTGAGATGAATAGTCTTTTTTAGATGAACCTACCCATTCACCAATTTTTGGAGACTTAGGATCTCCAGGAATTCCGGGAGCACCCTCTTTACTCGCATCAGGCATAGCAGTATTTCGTTTTGGGGGGCTTTTTGGTGGTGGTGCTTGTGGTTGTGGTTTTGGTAGGTTAAGTGATGCTGGACCACTAAGCATCGGATCTTTGGATGGATCCACAAGGAACTGGTTATCTTGGTTTGTACCACGCCAGACGGAACCAGGAATTATTCCATTAGCATCTGCCCGAATATTATTTCGTGGATCGCTATCACTATTAACTGCCCTAACTGTTGCTGGACTACCTCTAAACTCTAGAGCACCGCCAACAAATTTTGCTGCACTTGCTTGTCTTTTTGGATCGGATAGAAGACTAATAACTTTTAATAGAGTTGCCTGACTTTGACCAGACCATGCAGATGCTTGCCCTAAAGTACGTATTGATTTAAATGCTCCACTACCTCTAGTGTACACACCTTGAAACTGTCCGGGAGCACCAAGAACATCAGTATAGTTAGTACCATATCCAGGGTGTGCAACTCTATTAGCAACCACCTGCAGCATGTCGGCGTATCCCTGGTCACTACTACCTTCTGTGGTGAGTGCCGCAGCGATACGATACATTTCAGCAGACTTTGGATCTGGAAGTTGTGCTGAACCTCCTCCAGGATCTACTCCACCACCTCCACCATCATCACTACCTCTATCAAATTCATAATCCTCAATTCCAAGTAATTTCTTAACATCCTGCTTAAGTAAAAGTATTACAGAATTTATTGAATTATCCATTTGGACGAAGGAATCCTTCATTTGATTCATTCCTTTGTCTACTGCTACTCTTACAGCATTAAAATCAAATCTAACAAGACCAGAAGAAATTTCACCAACCATATCACCAAATCCTATCAAAAAGTTTTGAAGACCCTCTCTAAAATTATTGAGATATTGGAAATATGTCTTCATCCTCTCAATGAGAGCTTGAGCCATTTTAATGATATTTGGGAGATTGGTCAAAGCCCATCCAACTAGTAATGTTCCAAGAAAATCAAGTATTCTACCCAAGAAACCTCTTGTGCTATTTGCTACAGCACTAGTAGATCTTGATATTGCACCCTGAATTGATGATGCCTCTACAATATCCTCTCTTTCTTTTCTTCTTGTCGCTTCTCTTCTCTGATTAAATGCTTTTATACTCGCTGAAAAAGATTTTCTCTTATTTGTTGTAGACTGTATAATTGTTGTTCTAACAGTTGCAGCAGATTCTCTTGTCCTAAGAAGACTTTTGTTAAGTCCAGATAAAGACTTATTAATGCTAGTTACATTTATGGAAGAACGATACGCCATTTAACTTATGCCCATCCAGTATTAAAGTAACGATACGAAGTATACTTGTGAAAATTATCTGGATCTGAAGTAGCAATGCTAGGCAGATAGTTAGCAGAACCTAGATCTTGTGTTGGTACATTTCTTGCACTAGCAGTAGATTCATTATTAATTACTGTTACATTACCTCCAGAGTCTGAACTTTTTAATGACTGGAGATTATCATTAGATTTTTTTGGTGGTGCATTTATTTCTGGAGATGGTGTTTTAAATAATGGTCCTTGTCCAGTAAACGCATCTAGTAAATTAATCTCTGTATTCAAGAATGGATTATCTTTACCAATATCGCTTCCCTTATAAAATTCCTTACCAAGACCAATCAATGCTGGAATAGCAAATGTTCCAGCTATTGTTAACGGTATTGTGAATTTTGGACCTAGAACATAGTTTAATGCTGATAGAGCACCGCCAGCAGCAAAACCTGTACCAGAACCAGCGATCATTTCACCAACAGATGATCCAAAAAGCGTATCGTATATTGCAGACGCACCTGCAGCGAATAAACCACCTTTAAGTACTGATGAACCAAAAGGACTTCCTTTAGAACCAGATGAAGCAGGTGGAGCTCCACTAGATCCTGCTTTACCTCCAGGTGAAGTTTTTGCTGGTGGTGCTGATGGTTTTGGTTTTGTTGGAGTTGGTTTTGTTTTTGGTTTTAAACCTATTCCTGCCGCTATACCTGCAGCAGCAGTTTTAACTAAATTGAGTAGTGCAGCAACAGGTCTAATTAATAAGTTTCTAAAAATAGAACTACCCAACTTAGAAGTAAGTCTGGTAAGATAACCAAGTATAGTTCTAAATCCACCACTAAACAATAAGAAAATACCAGTTACAACACCAATATTCTTCAAGAACTTTTGCTTAAGTTCTTCTAGTCTTTCTTTATCACCAGATATCAAGGCACTAATAGTTGATAGCGCCATATTTCCTAGGAAACCACCTAGGAGAATCATAAAGAAGCTTGATAATCTACCTAGAGTAAATCTTGCTTTATCGCCAACTTTTTTAATCGGAGTCAAAAGAGCAGACTGCATTTTGCGTTCAACGACGCTTTCTTTACCTTCTCTGATTTTCTGCTCTGCTAAGATTTCTTCCTGTCTTATCTTCTGAGATTCTCTTGCCTGATCTAATGCAGAATCTTCTCTTACTCTTTCAGCAATACCATTCAGAGAAGCACTTAGAGCACTAACTTGATTACTAAGATTTATAAGGGAAGAATTAATATTATCAAAAGCAAGTCTATTCTGCTGCAGCGCAAGCGTAGTTCCATAATCTTCCCTTGGCTGTTGGTCTTGGGGACGATTCAGAAACGAAAAAGAGGATACTCTAGTTCTTCTTACTCTTAAACCAGTTGTGATTGGCGATGAAAACTCAGCCATTTAGTTCAGATTGCTGTTGTTTTAAATTTTCTTCCTCAATATATTGTTTTAGGAAAGTGAGATAAACTTCTCTTTCCCAAGGTATCATATTCTCTAGTTCAGTCAATGAGTATTTATGATGCTGCATCAAGGCAAAATTTATCTTGTAGTATGACTCAAGATCTTCATGAGCCATACTTACCCGAAAAAAGCATTTAATCCCTCCAGAACAATTTCATTTTCAACCTTTGTATTTGGATTCATCACCGTAACAGTATGAGACAATTTTGGCATTGTCTCAAAGAATGTTTCAATCTCTTTGAATTGTTTTGAACTCAACTGCTCAAGAAATTCTCTAAGTTCTTTCTTAGAACAGTCCGATGCTGACCAAGACTCTTCCTCAGAATAGACTTGCTCAATGCAGGAAGAGATTAGATCAAAAGTATTATCTAAGTTTAGCTCTTCGGTGCTGAAATTATTTTTCACAAATTCTTCCATAGATGGATACTTCATCCTCAGAATAAGATCATTATCAAGTTTGATATCTCTATTATGGTTCTTTCCAGTCTCAACTTTGATATCATCTAAGTTGATTGTTACGGGAACTTGGGTAGTTCCATCATCTGGACATGTTACAATAACTTCCACTTCTTCGCCAACAGATTTACCTCTGATGTTCAAAAAGATATATTCAATATCAAATGTAGACAGTTGTTCGATTTTAATTCCTCTGCTTAGGATACAGTTAGAAATAACTTCCTTAACAGCATTTGTGATTTGCTTATCATCTTCGCTTTCCATTGCGATGATAAGAATCTTTTCTTCTCTTACAAGAAAAGGGCGATATCTAATTTTCTTTCCATTAGAAGGAAGTTCCAACTCATAGGTTGGTGTAGATATTTTTGGTAAAGGCATAACAACCCAAAAAGTTCAGTTAAAAATATTTATCTAGGTCCATAGGGGCTATTGTAGACTTGTCCCTTGTTAAGTGCTTCAGCATAAGTCATACCTTCAGGAATAAATCTAACTCCACCAGCCTGAGCAGCACCAGCAGAAACTGGAACATATCTCTGTCCTTCATTACCAGTTGATTGATTTGAATTATCATTTTTCTTATTATCATCAGTTCCTCTGTGAATAGAGTAACTATCACTTCTACCACAAATATATCTGTCGTAACTAAAGCGTACTGATGCTTTTAATATCTCCGATGCATCATATTTCACTACTGTTGATGAAAGATCTCTTGGAAAAAGACCCCAGAAAGTATATTCTATATCTTCTTTATAATCTCTATCAAACTTAATAATTTTTGTTTGGTTTGATTTATAATCTTCTGGATATTCCATCCTAAAATAATAATCATCAGATGCTTTTCTATGTGCGGATCCATTAGAAATGAAGTCCATCCAATGTTCTAAGAACTTCAGAGTTTTATACTCATTATCAACATAAAACTCAAGACCTATCTCAGTAAACAATCTTGTGTGAGCCATATTTTCAACGACTCCCATAAAGTTTCCCTTAATATTCGCAGTAGCAAGAGCACTTCCAGGTAACGAAGCAGAATAGCACAGAAGTCCTGATGTCTCAGTAATAAACCTATAACCAACTCCACGGACATTCAAATGTTGTCTTAAAGGTAATGGTAGACCACCAAAAACAACCTGATAATGTGAAGTTTGCGCTAGATTTGTTAGTGCTGGTTTAAAATCCGATATCCTTCTTGGTCTAGGTGCTGCCACTCTAAATACCTTATACGAGTCTTACATTATTAGTTATTTAGATGGCATATAAGGGAAAGTATCAACCTTCTAACCCAAAAAAATACAAAGGTGACCCATCAAATATAATCTATAGATCATTATGGGAAAGAAAGTTTTGTCGTTACTGTGATAATAACCCAAATATATTAGAATGGGGTAGTGAAGAAATGTATGTGTGGTATAAGTCTCCAGTAGACAATAAACCACATAGATATTTTCCAGACTTTTACATTAAAGTAAAAGAATCAACTGGAAACATTAAAAAGTATATTATTGAGATTAAACCTCTACGTCAAACTGCACCTCCACCAAAACCAAAGAGACAAACTCAAGGTTACTTGCGTGAGGCATACGAGTATGCTAAAAACCAGGCAAAGTGGGAAGCAGCAAAAGAATGGTGTCTTGATAGGGGTTATGAGTTCAGAGTCTTTACTGAGAAAGAATTAGGTATCAAGTAATGCCTAGAAAGACAGTCAAGCAACAAACAACAAAAAGACCCACAGATACGGATACAAATGTAAACCGAGTCCGTGGGATAAGTGATAGTATTATTGGTATCAAAGACCCTGATGATATTATGGTAGAACTCTTAGCAGTTCTAAATGAAGGACCTAAGATACCTGAAGCAGGTAAGATTTATATCTTTGTTTACAGCGCCAAGACAGCATCACTGAACTATGATCAAAACCCTTTTGTTGCTGTTACTGATGTATTCCAGTGGGGTTTTCGTGGTCTGAACTTCCATTGGGGTGAGACCAGACAATATACTTGGAATGAAGTTGCTGGTGGGTTGTATGAAGTCTATCCATCGGAAGTGAAAGATTTGCAGATGATACCTTTTGCTAATTTTCGACTAAATACTTAAAAAACATAAATGGCGATACCCTTAGATGTAATTCCATATCAAGGAAATCAACCAAATTCACCTAAACCTGGAGAGAAAGCAACTGCTCAAAAGGACAAGGTTTTAAGGTATCCATATGCTAGAATCGATAACGACTCTGATTATTTGAGAATTGAGATAATCAAATATGAGTCTCCAGCAATTAACTTAGATTCTCTTTTTGATGTTCCAACAGATCAGAATGTAGAAAATCCAACTGTAAAAATAAAAGAGAAGGCAAACTTTCAATTACCTACGATATCTTCAAAAGTAGAAGAAACTAAAAGAACGAAAGGAATACTTCATACAATTTATCTACCAATACCAGAACAAATAGGTGATACCACACAAATTAGTTGGGGAGAGGGAAAATTAAATCCAGCAGAAGCCTTTGGTATTGGTTTTGGTAATCAATTTCAAGATAATCCAACAGCAGCATTAAATGCTGCCCTAAAGGCGTTGACGGATGGAGTAAGTGGAATTGGAGCTGATTCACAAGCATTGAAAGCCATACAGAATGTTGTTTCCTCTACCGCAATTGGTGTCTTAGGTGGTAACGTAAGTGCTAATGAATTAATTTCAAGAGCAACTGGTCAAGTATTTAATCCAAACCTGGAACTATTATTTGATGGTGTTGGTCTTAGAAATTTCCAGTTTAGCTTTGAATTCTTTCCAAGAAATAAGAAAGAAGCGGAACAAGTCATTCTTATTATTCGTACCCTGAAAGCAAGAATGAGTGCTAAGAAAAACGCAAGTGGAAACTCTAAGATTCAAGGTGTCTTCATTTCCGCTCCAGATCTTTTCCAACTGACTTATATGAAAGGTGGTAAAAACCACCCAATATTGAATAAGTTTAAACCAATGGCTCTGGTAGATCTACAAGTGAACTACACAGGTTCTGGAACTTATTCAACCTTCTGGGATGGAACACCAACTCATATAACAATGTCTTTATCATTTAAAGAACTTAATCCAATATACTTTGAAGATTATAACGAGGAGCAATATAGTGGTCCATATGCTCCAGGTGAAGATCCAGTGAACCAAGGTCATGCTGTAGGTTACTAAAATGAGTTACTTTAGAGAACTACCAGACTTATTCTATCAGTCCCCATTTAAAGATAGAACTTCATCTACCGAATATGTAAGAGTAAAGAATCTTTTTAGAAGAGTCAAACTTCGTGATGACTTACAGAATGTTTTTACTCTATTCAACAAATACCAAATCCAACAAGGAGAAAGACCAGAAACTGTCGCCAATAGACTTTATGGTGACGTATCTTATGATTGGGTTGTTCTTTTAACCGCTGGTATTGTAAATGTTAGAGACCAGTGGCCACTTTCAGATTACGAACTTTATAAGTATGCAGAAAATAAGTATGGTAGTAATCTGAATACAATTAGATTCTATGAAACAACTGAAGTGAAAGATTCTTCTGGAAGGCTTATTCTTCCTAAAGGTAAAGTTGTAGATTCAAATTTCTCAATTCCAAATCCAAATATACCAACAGCAAATTTAAATCCTGTTGGTGGTGTTACTAACTATGAGTATGAAGTAAGACTAAATGAGCAAAAGAGACAGGTCTATCTATTAAAACCAGACTACCTACAACTCTATCTTAGTGATATGAGAAGAATTATGAAGTATGAAAAGTCTTCTCAATATATCAATAAGCAACTTGCTGCTACTGAAAATACTAGAAACACTTCACCACAGTAACTCTAAATTCTTATCAAATATCATCACATATCGGTGTTTGCGGGAGCGTTCTTTCCATTCTCCTGCAGCACCTTTAATTTTGCCTCTAGAGTGTTTAGTTCCGTCTGCATAGTAGAAATCTTTCTTTGGGTCTGTGAGTCCGCAATACTTAAAGTTACAAGCGCGATAGATTGTACCAGAATGAAAATCACTATCAGCGTAAGAGATGACTGCTTTAACTTCAGTATCCTTCCGTAACTGTCTAATCGCTCTTGAAACAAACCAAGAAGTGATATTATATTCTGCTCGTTGGGTTTCAGGGTGTACGCAAAGGCGTGAAAGTTCAAAGAGTCCTTCTTGCTCATTTCGTGCTAGTCCAAATGCTCCTTGTGCTACTTCTGGGACAGGGAG